AGGTGCTGTAGGTAAAGTAATTGAACACGATACCGTAAATAATATTTTATATTACTTACAAACTAGATTTAATGATGAGGGTGTAGATAGTAATGGTGATTTAACGGCTTTTTCAAGTACAAATACAATCACAGGACAATCTTCAGGTTCAACTGGTGTACCTTCTTCAACAACTGGCACAACTGATAGTGTGTCATTTACTTCAGGTTATGCAAGTTCTGAAATTGACGCAGACGCAGGTGATGTTATCTATATTGAAAACAGAGCGCCAATTACTAGAGCTTCAGACCAAACAGAAAATGTTAAATTGATTATTGAATTTTAAGAGGGAAATAGATGCCAAGTCCAACTGACTTTAACCTCACGCCTTATTATGATGATTATGCTGAATCTAAAAAGTTCCATAGAGTTCTTTATAGACCATCATTTGCAGTACAGGCGAGAGAGTTAACACAATCACAAACGATTTTACAGAATCAGATTGAAAGATTATCTGACCACATCTTTAAGCAAGGTGCAATGGTCATTCCTGGCCAAATTTCTTATGATTTAAATTACTATGCTGTAAAACTATCAGCAAAGTCGGCATCTTCAATTACAAACTATGATGGTTTAGTTGTCACAGGCGCAACTTCAGGCGTAACAGCAAATGTTGTCGGTGTTGCCGCTACAGACGGTACTGACCCGGATACTCTTTTCGTAAAATACACAAATTCAGGTACAGATAATGCCACAGTCGCATTTACAGACGGCGAAACATTAAATTGTATACTTGCAGATTCAACAGCGGCTACTGTAACAGTAGATACAACAGCAACAGGTTCATCAACATATATTGGCGAAGGTGTTTACTACATTAATGGCTTTCATGTTCAAGTTTCAGAACAAATTATCGTATTAGACAAATATACAAATTCACCATCTTATAGAGTTGGTTTAGAAGTTACAGAATCTTTTGTAACTCCAAATGATGACACAAGTTTAAATGATAATGCGGCTGGTTCTTCTAATGTTAACGCTCCTGGCGCTCACAGATTTAAAATTAATTTAACACTTGCAAAGAAAACTTTAACAAGTACAGAAGACCAAAACTTTGTAGAATTATTAAGATTAAAAAATGGTTCATTCAAAATAGAGTTAGAACAACTGAATATGCCGTATTAGAAGATACTTTAGCTAGAAGAACATTTGACGAATCAGGTGATTATACAGTTAGAGGTTTTGATTTAGATTTAAGAGAACACTTAATTGCTGGAAATAATAGAGGTATTTACACTTCAGGTAATGGTGGTGTTGAAAGTAAAATTGCAGCTGGTATTTCTCCAGGTAAAGCATATGTTAAAGGTTATGAAATTGAAACTGTTGGTACAACATATGTTGATATTGACAAAGCAAGAGATTTTGAAACACAAAACAATTTTAACACAAGATTTAATGTAGGTAACTATATCAATGTTACAAATGTTTATGGTTCACCAGATGTTGGTTTCGTATCAGGTGATGTTGAGGCATTTAAAAGAGTAAATCTTTATTCTGAAGCAACATCAAGTAGAGGCACAGAAAACACAGGTTCAGGTGCAAGTATCAACACAATTGGCCGTGCAAAGTCCAGAGGTTTTGAATTAAATTCAGGAACAGCAGTATCGAATACTTTTGCTAGTGGCGCTTTAACAGGTGCAGTTTACAAACATTATCTATTTGATATTAACTTATTCAATCATTTAAATATTACAACTGACCAATCATTTACAACAGGCGAAGTTGTAACAGGTGGTACTTCAGGTGCAGCTGGTATTGTTGAATCTATTTCAACTACAACAAGTGTTGCAATCACAGCTATTTCAAACACAGATAATCCAGGTGTTGTTTCAACTGTAACAGCAAACGGCCATGGTTTAAAAGAAGGCCAACAAATTACAATTGAAAACGCAGGTTTCCAAGTTGATTCATCAGCAATTACAGATGCAACAGTATTTACTGTAAGAAATCCAGCAACAAATACTTTTGAATTATATGAAAGTGACGGCACAACAATTGCCAATGTAACTTCTTATACTTCAGGTGGTGTTGTAAGACATGGTATTGTTATTGTATCAAGTGTTAACGGTGCATTTACAGCTGGCGAAACAATCACAGGCGGTACTTCATCTAACACAGCAACAATTCAAACAGATGCAGTTGGTTTGCCAGGTGTTAGAACATTTGATTTACCAAGTATCAAACAAGTTGGTATGGCAGGTTCACCATCATATACTGCTGATGCGGCTTTAGATGCAACTTACGGACAAAATTTACAAATCGTAGGTGTTATTGATGTAGGTTCAGGTTCTGCTGATGTTACAGGTATCGGTACAAGATTTACAGATGATTTAAATATTGGTGATTCAATTTCATTTACTAACGATAGTGGTAATACAGAAACTAAAATTGTTGAAGCAATTATTTCAAATACAAGTTTAACACTTTCAAGTGTCACAGCGGCAGCTTCGACTAAAACAATTGTTGTAAGAAGAAGAGCAAAAGTACAAGATTCAAATAAAAATATTTCTTTATTTAAGTTACCATACAAAACAATTAAAACACTTAAAACAACTAATAATTCAGGTGTTACAGATACAAACTTTGCAGTAAGAAGACACTTCACAGGTACATTATCATCAAATGGTGATGTAACAATTACTGCTGGTACTAATGAAACATTTACATCTTTATTAGAAAAAGATTTCTCAGTTTCTATTATGTCAACTGGTGCTGGTGGTTCTGGTGCAGTTGGTGATGTTTTAAGTTTATCAGGTAACAACCATGAAGGCGATGCAATATTCACACTTGGCGGTTCTCCAGTAGGTAAAACTTTAACACTTGACTTTGGTGCAAACTATCAAGGACATAAAGTTAAAATTTTAGCAACAGTTGACCGTTCAGTTGCAGGTTCAAAAACAAAAACATTAAACTCTAATTCTACAGTTGCTATTTCAGACCAAACAACGATTGAAAGTGGTACAATTGGTTTAGGTAAGGCAGATGTTTACCAAATCAACGCAGTTTATATGTCTGCTGATTTCTCAACAGCTGCAACAGCAAGTGATACAGATATTACAAGTAGATTTAATTTAGATAACGGTCAAAGAGATAACTTCTATGACATTGGTAGATTAAAATTAAAAGATGGTGCGATTACACCAACAGGCCGTTTATTAGTTGACTTTGATTACTTCTCACACGGTTCAGGTGATTATTTTGATGTCGATTCATATTCAGGTGTTATTAATTATGAAGATATTCCAAGTTATACTTCAGATACTACAGGTCAAATTTATCAGTTAAGAGATGTATTAGATTTTAGACCAAGAGTTGATGATGCTTCAACTATTAATTCAGGTGGCCAAGACAGAAGTTTTGATGGCACAGGTGCTTCAACAATAGATGTAATTAAATTTAATTCAGATGTATCTGCTGACTTTGAATATTATTTACCAAGAATTGATAAAGTATTCTTAGATAAAGATGGTGTCTTTAGAGTTGTTAAAGGTGCTTCATCACTTAATCCACAAGTTCCTAAAAATTTAGATGGTGCAATGCACCTATTCACATTACAGTTAGAAAGTTATACTTTATCAACTGACCATGTAGAAATATCAATCATTGATAATAAAAGATACACAATGAGAGATATTGGTAAATTAGAAAAGAGATTAGAAAATGTCGAGTATTACACTCAATTAAATATGTTAGAACAATCAGCACAATCTTTACAGATACAAGATGCTGATGGCTTCGATAGATTTAAAAACGGATTTATTGTTGATAACTTCACAGGTCACGGCATTGGTGATGTGGGCAATTTAGATTACAAAGCTGCTATGGATATGGCAGAAGGACATTTAAGACCAACATTTAAAGAAGATGCAGTACAATTAATTGAAAGAGATGATGACGGCACAGCAATTGTGGCCGCTGATAGAACAGCTGCAAATTATCAAAAGACCGGTGACTTATTAACATTACCATATACAGAAGAAACTTTGGTTGACCAACCATTTGCTAGTAAAGCAATCAATGTTAACCCTTTCAATGTATTCACATGGGTAGGTACAATTGAATTAACACCTCCTGGTGATGAATGGAAAGAAACAGAAAGAGCTCCTGAATTAGTATTAAACAATCAAGGTGCTTTTGATACAATGATTGCAGGCAATCCAAACTTACAAAGTATTGAAATTGGTACTGTTTGGAATGAATGGCAAGATATGTGGACAGGCCGTCCAAGAGAATTAGATGTAAGAAGTCTTGGTGGTCCTGTAAGAGAAGGTACTTTTGCTTTTGGTGTTCCAAGACGAGTTTTACAAAGACAAGAAGTTACGACTGGCCAATTAGTACAACAAACTAGAACAGGTGTAAGAAATGTTTTAGTACCTCAAACTGTAAGAAATTCAATTGGCGACAGAATTATTAATGTTGCATTTATTCCTTTTATTAGAAGTAGAACAATTACTTTTGAAGGTACAAGATTTAAACCGAACACAAGAGTTTATCCATTCTTTGATAACATTGATGTAACAGCGTATGTTACACCAGATGGCGGTTCATTAGGCGGTAACTTAGTCACAGATGCTAACGGTGCTTTAACAGGTACTTTTGCAATACCTGACCCAAATGTTGATGCAAATCCAAGATGGAGAACAGGTACAAGAGTATTCAGATTAACAAGTTCTGCTTCAGATAGTAGAGCTTCAGATGTAGAAACTTCAGGTGAAGCAGACTACACAGCAAGAGGTTTATTAGAAACTCAACAAGAAACTATTTTATCAACAAGAGAACCAAGACTTGTTAGAGAAAGTACAACTGATAACAGACAAATTACAAGAACATCTACAAGAGAAACTAACAGACAAGTTGGTTGGTGGGATCCTCTTGCACAAACATTCTTAATTGATGATAGTGGTGGTGTATTTGTATCTTCAGTTGATTTATATTTCAAAACAAAAGATGATAATGTACCGATTACTGTACAAATCCGTGAAGTTGTAAATGGTTATCCTTCAACGAAAATTTTACCATTCTCAGAAGTTTCAATTAATCCTGATACTGTAACAGTTAGTGAAGATTCATCAGCTGCAACAACATTTACATTTAAGAGTCCTGTTTACATACAAGAAAATGTTGAATATGCTCTTGTTGTGTTGGCTAACTCAACAAACTATAATGCTTGGGTGGCAAGAATGGGTGAAACACAAATTAATTCTGATAGAACAATATCAGAACAACCATATGCCGGTGTATTATTTAAATCACAAAACGGTACTACATGGTCTGCTGACCAAAACGAAGATATTAAATTTAAATTAAAAAGATGTGAGTTCCAAAATGTTACAGGTACAGTTACATTAACAAATGATGACTTACCTACAAGAACACTTGCAACTAATCCAATTAGAACAACAAATGGTTCTTCTACAATTAGAATTACACATCCAAACCACGGTATGCACGGTGCAGATAATAATGTAACAATTTCTGGTATTGCTTCAGGCACATACAACGGCCTTGATGCTTCAGAAATTAACGGAACATACACAAGTATTTCAAATATAACTTTAGATAGTTATGAAGTTACTTCAAGTGGCACAGCAACAGCTAGTGGTGATGTTGGCGGTTCAAGTGTTGCAGCTACACAGAATAGAGTTTATGATGTGTTAGACTTAAACTTAGCAACTATGACAGTACCAGAAACAACTATTGCATATAAGATTAGACCGACAACAGGTAAATCAATTCATGGTTCTGAATCAGAATTTAGTTTAACAAGTTCGACAAATGCACAAACAGTTATTGCAAATGATAATATTTACTTTACTGCTCCTCAAATGGTAGCAAGTACAATTAATGAAACAAACGAAATGAGTGGAAGTAAATCATTATTTGTTACTTTAGAATTTAATACATCAAATACTAAACTTTCACCAGTTTTAGATACTCAAAGAATGAGTGCAATTACTGTACAAAACAGATTAAATAATCCCTCAAGTGGAAATACACCAAACTTTGTAGATGATGAACAAGCAACAGGTTCTTCAACAGCAGCTATTTACTGTACAAGACCAATTACTTTAGAAAATGATTCAACATCATTAGAAGTTAGATTAACACAAAATGTTCGTTCAACTTCAAGTGTAAGAGTTTACTATCGTGTGTCATCATCCGAAGAAGTCAGAAATATTGACGACTTGAATTGGATTCCATTTAACACAGACGGTAGCGAAGATACTACAGTTATTCCAGCTGAAGATGCAGCTACATTTAAAGAATACAAATATAGTGCAACAGGCATCCATGACTTTACTGCTTTTCAAATTAAAGTAGTAATGAAAGGCACAAACTCAGCATATCCGCCTGTAATACAAGATTTAAGAGGAATTGCTTTAGCAATATAAAGTTATGACTAAACTAAAAGTAGAAGGTTATACTGATTTAGTTAGAGATACATATTCAAACGGTATTGTAAATACAAATATATCTGAATATCAACTTTATATGAAAAGAATAAAAGCAAGAGAAAAACAAGGTGACCAAATAAGAAACGCTTGTAAAGAAATAAATAATTTAAAAGCAGAATTATTTGAAATTAAAAAATTATTAAAGGACTTAGGTAACAAGTAATGGCAATCAGAAGCGTAGCAGTAACAAATACACTTGAAGAATTTAGAACGACCTTTAATTCTTTAGGAACAGATGTTGGTGATATTAGTGGTTTAAATACTACTGATACTTCCGATATTGTTGCGGCTATCAATGAAATTAATAGTGCAGTAACAACAGCCTTTACTATTGCTGACGATACATCCACAACTCAACAAGTTAATTCAGGTGATGTATTCAGAATTTCATCAGGTTCGAACATAACTGCTACAGTATCAGCAACTGATACTTTGACAGTAGCACTAAATAGTTCAATATCAGGTTTGACAAGTGTTTCGTCAACCACTATAACAGATGGCACTTTATCTATTAATAGTGGGTCAATTTCAAGTGCTGTAAATATCACGGCTACTGGAACAACTGAAAGTGCTATAATTACAGAAAATTCTGTAAGAGTGGCTACTCGACCTTTTGCAATTGCTCAATCAATTGCCTTAGGATAATATTATAAATAGTATAAATAGAAGTATAAATAATAGGAAGAGACCAAAATGGCAAACGATTTTAAAAGATTTCAAGTCAGTAGTGCAACAACTAGCACCGAAGCTAGTGCAGACGCATTGTACACTACTCCTGCTGGTGCTGGTTCATCTGCCTTAGAAAGTATAGTTATCGGTATCACTTTAGCAAATAAAACAACTACAGGTGTTACAGCTAGCATATTTTTAGATGGTTACGATGGAACAGATACTTACATTGTAAAAGACGCAACAGTTCCTGCTGGTTCAGCTTTAGAAGTTATGGCAGGTAACAAGATTGTATTACAAAATAATGGTACTACAGGAGATGTAATTAGAGTAAGTTGTGGAACAGCAACTTCTTTAGATGCTACATTATCCATACTTGAAGATGTATAATAAATATAGTTAAAGAGAGAGTTATAAAGAATGCCTTATATTGCAAATAAACCAGGTACAGCTTTTAGAACATTTACCGACAAAGACACTTTTACAGGTGATGGTTCTACAGTCGCTTTTGATATGCAATTTGCTATGGCTGAAGCAGGCCAAAATGATTTACAAGTATTCGTAAATGATGTTCGACAAATTCCTGGTGATGATTATACATTAGGTGTAGATGGTTCAAACGAATACAAAAGAGTTACTTTCACAAGCGCACCAACAAATGGTCATGCAATTGTTATCTTAAATCCAGGTACAGTACAAGGCGAATTTTCTTCCGTTGCCGATAATGCTATTACATCTGGTAAATTAAATGTTGACGCAATCACAGGCCAAGTTGAATTGGCGGAACAGGCTGCTGATACAGACACATATTTAATCCATGATGCTTCTACAGGTTCTCTTAAAAAAATTCAAGCAGCAAATGTTACACCGAATGAAACACTTATTACAGGCAAAGATGCTCTAGGAGCAGGTGCGGCTATAGACGATTTAATTCTTATTTACGATACATCTGCTGGTGTTCTTAAAAAAGTTACTCAAACAAATTTATTAAACTTTCCTAGTATTTCATCCGTTAGTCCTACAAGTTTATCATCCGGTGATGGAACAGGTAACTATACTATTGTCATTACAGGTACAGGTTTTACTGGCGCAACAGGTTCATTTGTAACAACAGGAGGGGCTCCAGTAAGTGCAGACACTTCTACAGTTGATTCAGATACGCAAATTACTTTAGTTATTGCAAAATCTTCATTAACAGAAGCAAACACACCTTATGGTGTTAGAGTTACCGCAGCTACAGGTTTACAATCATCATTAACAGGACAAATTGATATAGATTCTCAACCAATATGGTCAACAGCATCAGGCAGCTTAGGTGGTGTTTTTGATTCTGCTAGAAGTGGAGTATCTTTCACAATGGCAGCTGCTGACCCCGAATCAGGCGGCGATGTAGTTTATACTTTAGAAAGTGGTTCTCTACCAGCAGGATTATCTGGTTCATCCACAAGTTCAGGTTATGTAATTTCTGGCACAGCTACTGCTGTAGTTTCAAATACTACATCTAATTTCACAATTCGAGCAGCTGATGTTAATTCAAACACAAGTGATAGAGCATTTAGTATTACTGTTAATGCTCCTACAGTTGAATCATTTACATCATCTGGAACATTTAGCGTACCGAGTGGACTTACGACCGTTGATGTGTTAGTTGTCGGTGGTGGTGGTGCTGGCGGATACGGTGACCAACAAGGCGGAGGTGGCGGAGGTGCAGGTGGTCTTATCTATAGACCAGCATTCCCAGTAACTCCAGGAGGAACAGTTACAGTCACAGTAGGCGATGGTTCCACAGCTAGTAATTCAGCAGGTACTCAAGTAAGTAATGGACAAGATACAGTATTTGGCACATTAACGGCTAAAGGCGGTGGTTCAGGCGGAGCTTTCAACACTGGTGATGCAGGACCAAATCAAGGTTCTCCAGGAGGTTCAGGTGGAGGCCGTGCTGGTGGTTATCCTAACAACTCACATGGTACAGCTACACAACCAACTCAACCAGGAGATTCAGGCACATACGGATTCGGTAATCCAGGTGGCCAAGGTTCGAATAGTAATGCTGACCCAGCAGGCGGCGGCGGTGGTGCAGGTGCAGCTGGTGAATCCAGACAGGGGTCACCCACATTAGGCGGAGATGGTGGTGTAGGTAAAGCATACAATATTTCAGGCACAAGTGTTTATTATGCCGGCGGCGGCGGTGGAGGAGAAGACGCTCAACCAGCAGCACAAGGTGGTGGCACCGGCGGAAACGGCGGCGGCGGTAATGGTAATCAACAAAGTAGCGGTAATGCACAATCAGGTACGGCTAATAGAGGCGGCGGTGGCGGCGGCGGAGATAATCAATCTCCAGGACCAGGACTTGCCGGCTCAGGCGGTAAAGGAATTGTAATTGTTTCATACTAAATATAATTAATTAATTATTCAAACTAAGGAGTGAATATACAATGAGTAAAATTAAATCGAATGTAGAAGCTGATAAAGATATTGAACCTTTATTTGACTACGGCGATATTACTGATAGAGATAAGTCGGTAGT